CTTTTGAATACTCATATGATAATTATAGCCCCTTTTTAACAAAGTGTTATGCAAATGTTATTATAGCATATTTTTGTTACTGAGAGCGTCTCCCTTCACCCTTTGGATTTCTACCCTGAGTAGTCGCTGTATTATCAGCCTGTGCTTGCTGGCGTTCTCCATCACGAGTTCTGTTCTGTGCATTATTAGCATTAGCATCTGCAGCCTGTCGTGGCGTTGGAACAACCATCTCGTCACCATCTGGACGTTCGGAAAGATTAAGAATTTCACGAGCCTCGTTAGGCGACATAATCTGATTCTTAACATAGTTTGTAAGAATCTGTGACTGAGCAAGTTCATCAGTAAGAGTAAGTTCGTTAAACTTAAGTTCAAGGATGTCTGTCTTCTCACGAATAATCTTGTTGAGAATCTTTTCAAGATTACGCTGTGCTGGACGAGCAACCTGTTCTTTAAATGTACGGTCTTGTGATAGTGATGCTGCTAAGTTAGATGCATCGCTACCGCCAAGTTTTGAAAGTGGAACTTGATGGGCTACAAGAATGTCGTCACGAACCTGTTGACGATATTGAGCAAATGAACCTTCTTGTGGCTCATTCTCAATAGGCTCCATCTTAAACTCAACCTTATTACTCTCTGTATCGCCAGGAAGTGGAATATAAAGTGTACGGTGTGACTGACCCTTAAGACCAGTTTGTAGGAAACGGAACAACTTGTCTTCTGCTTCCTGTGTAAGTTGTGCACCCTTTAGAGTAACAATGTAGCGTGGAACAGCCTTGTTGTTAAAGTAGTCAATGTTGTATTGTGATGCAAGTTGGTCACCAAGAATAGAAGCCATAGCAGCCATTACGTCTGGAACACCATAGAAAGTATTTAGTGGAGAGTATTCCTTAATGTGGATAATCTCGTTTGGACGTGGGTCATCGGTAATATAGTTCTGGTTTTTTGCACCAAAGTTACGGAAATAAACAACCTTGTTCGCAATAATCTGAACGTATCCGTCACGCAATCTGCGTACACGCATGGTAGCAGCAGGGATATGTCCAATGTATCCAATCTCACCAGTTACGGTTCTGCCAACTTCAATATAGCCATTTCCCATAGCGTGAACATCGGTAAATACCTTTTCCATAACAGAAGAGAATGATTCATCTGCATTCAAACTCTCAAGCCAGTCACGAAGTTGAACTTTAAGTCTTTCAATACGCTTACGAGCACGGTCCATCTGTTCTGCACTGGCTGCTTCTAGTTTAAGACTAGTCTTATCAGAAACAACAAAGTCATAACCAAGACCAACTGTGTTTTCTACCTTTGCGTCAATAGCAGCGTGGTTGGCAAATGATGTGTCATAGTAACTTGCTAGTTCATAAAGATTATACGGTGGGGTAATTACATCAAAAAGTGAGTAGGCGTTACGAAATACTACACCTGGATTAATGGCATTTGAACGTGCTCCACCAATACCGCTATTAATTGCACTTGCTGCTTCAAGGTATGCATCGTCACCCAGAGCCTTTGCCACTCTTGTACTTTTACGCTTGAAGTTTGCATTCATTCCAGAAAATAGTCGAACTTCGTCCCAAGATTTTGTAAATGGGTCCATTTCAGCAAATTCGTTCTTTTCTGATGGGGTCTCGTCTAAGCGAGCAGGTGTATTAGCGTATTCGTAGAAACTCATTAGTCATCACTTCCAAATTGGTTAAATGTTCGTTTGGCATCGATAAGTGCTCCAAGGTCTGTTTCAGATGGGATAAAACCTTGAGACATTCTGTCTAGTTGTTCTGAGTATTCTTCATCAGATACCTTGCGAACATTGGCAAAAAATAGTGGTCTTCCGACTGGCTGACCTAGCCAAGATGCTTCTTTTTGCAAAAGATTAATTCTAGATTGGTCGTCACGCATTGAGTCAATTGATAGAGCGTTACCTTCATCATCGCAAAAAATCTTACCAGATGGCAACTGCCATACATAAATGCCATAGTTTGAGAATGGCTCTTCTACAACGGAAATCTTAGTTTTTCCAATTTGGTTGGGCATAACCTGCCCGATGTCTTTGTTTGGGTCGATATTCATAACACTAGTATACCATATTATGTAACAGAGTATGTATAATTGTACGTTGAATAACCACGATACAGGATATAAGATAGGTCCATTATTTCAAGTTTATAGTTTGTGTCATTTCTTCCAGAATAAAGAATGTTTGTTCCTGTATAAATGTTATAAAGATTTTGAGCATCTACTACCTGATAATTTGGATTATACATGCTTAACAAACTTAGCCATGATGCAGCATCCCATCTAGTCCAGGTATATGAAGAAGCACCAGTATCTGGAGTTTTAACAGAATCCCAAGTTCTTGAAATCTGGTTATTCAGATAATCTTCATTCTTTACACTATAGAATGAAATATTATCAAAAGATAGTGGACCTGTTATATCAAATTGACCGATAAAGTTGTCAAAAACTAGTGGTTCTGTAAACACTAGCGTAAGCATTGTCCACTCGTTTGTTGGTATTTGTGGGGTGCTTGTAAGAACTCCATTGATGTAGAACTTTATGTTTTCATTATTACCACCAATAGTGCTAGATACTGCCAAGGTTTTTAGTGTTGTTGATGCTCCTGTTAGATATGCAGAAAGTGTTCTGTCGGAGCAGACTATATTAAAGATTTCGGTGTCAACTGAAAATTGAAATGCTTCAGCACTAGATTGTGATGGGTCAACTGTTGCATCATAATAAACAAACATTTGTACTGAATTTATTTTTGAATATTTTGCCTGTTTTTCATTAAGCAAGATTCTCAATCCACGTTTAGTGTTTGCAACACTTTTATTAAAACCAACCATTCTAATTCCAGACAATCTTTCTAGGTTAAGATATGGACTGGTTCTTTTTTCAATTAGGAATGGGTTATATCCGTCATAATTGTAGGTTAGGCTTGCGGTATTATATGTATATGGAATTATGTCATTGGCATACTTTGTTCCAACTGGATTTGCAATGTCACTATTTAATGCCTGAGATGTTAGTTCTAATGACTTTATCTGTACCCCATCATTTATTGTGTCTGATATAGAAAAATCTACATGTGTTACTATTTTAAGTGACGATAGGTCTTGTCCCGATGGCATATAAATAATTGTTCCATCAACAACCTCATATTTTGTTGTAGCCCATGAAGCATCAGGCTCTACAACTCTATCAATCGGTGCTGATTTTGTAGATGTAAACTGTGAATCTGGTTTATATGTTTCAGATACAGGTTCAAAAGTGATGTATGTTCTTAGGCTTGATGATGAAGTATTGAAGTATTTAATACCAGAAACTGGAGATGTGTTGTACATTGGTGCATCATAATCAACATTGAACTGAATCAAGTCTAGGGTTTGAGAAGATACCCCACCTTTTGTAACTGTTTTTGCAAAGTGGGATAGTGGCGTAAAGTCTTTCCAATATCCAGAAGAGCCAATTGTAAAGTATTTTTCTGTAGAAGCAAGAGCAGAATATGTATAAGATGTGTTGTACACATTGTTTGTTTCAATAAACAATTGATAACTTGCAATAGAAGAATTTGCCACATACTCTGTTGTTCCAGCAGTATACGCATTTGATGGATAATAGAATGTTCCATTGCTGTTTATCAAACTAGAGCGATAATTAACTGCATTTTGCGTTAGCAATTTGATGCTTGCAATATTTACATTTGGTGTTGTACTGCCAATAGTGTTGTCATTGTCTCCATATGCAAACATTGTTAGATTATTTAAATTGTTAAAGAAGTTGGTAATATTATTTCCGAATGTCGTACCAAACTTATCAATATCAATTCCCACTAGGAAGAAAGTGGTATTGCTTCCAGCATTATAGTAGTCAGCGTTAGTTTGTGTTAGAAGCAGAGTTTCTGTTCCAGAAATATCCTTATATCTATACTTTATTTCTGTGTCTGAACCATTATATTGCATACTTATTTTAAAATAACTTTTACTAAATTTATCTATAATCTTAAATATTGTTTTTTCTGTAGTTTC